TCTTTTATCATAGGAAGAAGTTCTTGAGAAAATACAATAAGTTTTCTTAGTGTATTTTTAGCCATTTCTCCTTCATAATCATATTCTTTATTTTTCATTTTTTAGCCTTCTTAGGTTTATTAGACTTACCTGCACTAGATAAAGCAATGGCTACTGCTTGTTTTTGCGGATAGCCTTCTTTTACCATTTTACTTATGTTTGAAGAAATTGTTTTTTGTGACTTACCTTTTTTTAGTGGCATATTAACTCCTTATATTCTATATAACTGAATGTTTTTTGACAAAGTTAATTTTATTAATTTGTGAAAGCTCTTATTAATACTCGTAGTCCAGCAGGCACTGAGCTGTCAGTATACTGTATTGTATCGTTCGCTATGTTGTAGATAAAATCTACTCCGTTAACTTGATCGATTCCGTTAAGAGAGCTGTATACATAGTTTAAGTTAGCAGGACTATTTGCGCTTACTCTAACAAAGAAGCAATTGCTAGTTCCGGAGCTTACATTAGTATTATATCTAGGTTGAAGATTTAACCCCAAAGCGCCATCTACATAGGCTTTAGTAGCAGCATTACTAGCACTAGTAGGAGGTCCAGACAGAGTTAGTTCACCCGTCATAGTATCTCCTGCTTTAGATACCTTAGCGGTTACGTTACTTTGAACGGAGTTCAAATTAGCGTTTAAACTGGTATAAGTATTAAAATCATTAGCTAAAGCAGCTAAATATGTAGTATAATCATTACCTCTAGCAGAAAGTAGAGTAGCTCCATCATTGGCTAAGGCAGCTAAATATGTTACGTGATCATTCTGATGAGCTGTTAAGAGTGTGGCTCCGTCATTGGCTAAGGCAGCTAAATATGTTACGTGGTCATTCTGACGAGCCGTTAAGAGTGTGGCTCCGTCATTGGCTAAGGCAGCTAAATACGTTACGTGGTCATTCTGACGAGCAGAAAGTAGAGTAGCTCCATCATTTGCAGCTGATGTAGAATAAGTATTCCAGTCATTACTACGCGCAGTTAGTAAGGTAGCTCCATCATTAGCGGCTAAAGTAGAATATGTAGACCAATCATTAGCTTGATAGTCTCTAGTTCTAGCTATGTCATCATCTGATGTTAAAGTACCTACTCCAACTCTAAACTTAGAGACAGATGCAGAAGCATAAATTAAATTAGCTAATAATGCGCTACTAGTTCCTGCTACTTGAATACCAGAGCCTTCAGCCAATGCATCTGTGCTATTCCAATTTATAATTATAGTTTTATCTTCGGTAGAGATATTTGATACATTTGCAGTAACGCTATCTCCTAGTATAAATAAATTACCTTCGATTACTAAATCTCTAGCAAAAGTTTTATTACTTGTAAATTTTACTGTAGAATCATTGATAATAGCATTGTAAGTATTATAATCATTACTTCTTGCAGTTAATAAAGTAGAATGATCGTTACCTTGCGCACTATTCCACGTTGCAAGGTCATTAGCACGCGCGGATAAAAGAGTAGAATGATCGTTACCTTGCGCACTATTCCACGTTGCAAGGTCATTAGCACGCGCGGATAAAAGAGTAGAATGATCATTGCCTTGCGCACTATTCCACGTTGCAAGGTCATTAGCATGCGCGGATAGAAGAGTAGAGTGATCATTACCACGTGCTGTGTCTAAAGTAACTCCATCGTTTGCTTGAGCAGCTAGATAAGTATTATAGTCATTAGCAGCAATTTGTAGATAAGTATTATAATCATTAGCAAAATACCAATTATTAGCAGTTGCTACGTTAGCCACAGCGTTAGGAGAAGCACTTAAATTCAAAATATCTAAGTTACTTGCTAAAAGAACATCTGCGCCTGCAAAAATACCACCTCTAACGTTTAATATATAAGTATTAGATGTGGGTAATATATTAGAAGTAGTTCTTCCAATACTAATACTGTTACTAGAGATTAATAAACCAGGTCCGCCAGCAGTTGATTCTATGCTAAATACATTTTCTGGTCTAGTTAGAACTGTTCTGGAATATACTCCATATTTGAAGAGCTCAATATCATTTACAAAATAATTAGTAATTGAAAATTTACTATTGGCAGTATAGCCATAAGCATTAGCGTTTGAGTCAAACCAACTATAGAAACTGCCTACATTAGCAGAATTAACACTGATATTAGAGAATATATTTGACCCGGCTAGATGTCTAGATTCAATAGCAGCATTAGCTATTTGAGAAGAACCAATTACATTACTTCCAATTACTGAACTTGTTATTTTAGTTAATGCCATTGATTCTCCTTATCTAACATCGGGCAACATACTTCCGTACATATTAGTCCCATCAGATACAAATGAAAACATATCTCTTCTACTAGCTGTAGTAGTAAGAGTAGGAGCGACTCCTGCCGGCCATTTAAATACACTATTCCAGTTTAGAGTGCGACCGCCTACTCCGTCTTGTATAACATGAAGTATGTAAGTTCCTACTCTCATATTACCGGGAGCCGCAACAGTCCTATTACCTCCAAGAGTTACAGTTGCTACTTGTCCTAAAAATAGATCCCAAGATATAGTAGCCCCATCTGTAAGAGTCTGTGTAGAGGCGTTCGCATAAGCAGTATTATATGAACCATATACTGTAAGTTGATGGTTACTGCTAAGAGTAGTGCTACCTACAGTTAGTTTACCATCGGTGTTAAATTTTAAGTTACCGCCTGTTGCTAATTTTGCATCAGTTATTGCAGAGTCTGCCACGATGGTAGAAGTTACAGAACCAGTCGGCGGCACTCCTACATCTACTATAAAAGGGCTACTGTTAGAATATTTCATATACATTCTAGCATTAGCAGCAGGTCCGCCCGTATATGTAGTGCTAAAGAATTCACCTATCTCATAAGTTCCTATATTAGCAACAGCATGTACTAAATCTTTTTCTATACGGTATCCTATACCGTATCTAGAAAGATTTTGTCCTAAAACAGAATTTTTATTGAAAGTACTATCTACCTTATAAAGGGCTCCAGTTGTTGCATCTACATACAACATACCATTTGGAGGAGCGGTAGCTCCCCCTTCGTATGTTATATTTGTAGAGTTAGGTATGCCAGAACTATAAAAATTTTGTAATAAAGCAAACAGAGTTTCATTTATTTGAATTCTAGCAGTTCCTAAAGAGGTGCTCGATGTAGGCGTTGAAAATGTATTTGAACTTGGCATTACTTATGCTCCATCTGCTTTGATATCTACGGTAATACCTGTAACAGATACTCCATTGCTAGAATAATATAGAGATATGCCGCATTGATTATTAGTTTTACCTGTAATAATTGGCACTACTGGGTCTGTGCCAGATGTTTGACTAACTGTTATAGTAGGGACTACAGTAAATCCAGAGGCACCGTAATCTATAGTAGTATTACTAGAATTTATCGTATTACTAGTAGAAAATACTTTTCTAGTTAAGTTAACTGCATATCTAAGCTTATCCAATATAGTAGACACTTGTCCGGGTTTGGAATTTACTATAGAAACTCTAAGTTGGAAATGTCTAAAAGTAATATCAGATTCAGTTAAAGGAGCCCAACCATCGTTGGTTGCAAATCCTACGAAAGCATTAGTATTAACTTGATTATTACCAGAGTAATAAACATTACTAGCAGTTGAATATCTTAAGTCTACGTTGTAAGATATAGAATTACTTGGCCCCTCAAAAGTAGATGTTAATCTGTCATTATACTGTGTTAAATTAACTAATGCATAAGAAGTAGCACTTCCACTTAAATTAGCTAATATATTGCTACCTGTAGACACTCCATTTGCAAAATAAGTATTACTAAATTGAATTATGCCTAAAGAAGAATTTGTCACACTAAGTATAAGGGCATAACTATTAGCGTTTGATACATCATCAACAAACTGTCCATAGTTCCATATAGCATAAACATTACCACTAGGACCTCCGCTTGTCAATGTTTTATTATCTGTATCATACGTTGCTATATCTAAAAACGTTGTAAGAGCGCTATCTTGAAAAAATCCAGGACTTTGTAAGGCGTCAGATACCCCAACGAGAACATTTTCTTTAAAATCATTGTATGTTGAAGTAACACTTTGAATAACGTTTACACTAGATACTAACCTGCCAGTAATAAGTTGTCCTAAATCTCTTATTTGAGTATAATATACCGCATTAGCAGACGCATTAAGATCTGTAACGCCTGCAGCAACCGTAAATCCGATAGAAGTACCGTTAGAGTTATCAACTATACTTCTACCTGCTCCTGCTATTCCTCCATAAACAGAATTAGCAAAACTTGGATAATAATATTCAAAATAATTATTATTAGTAGATCCAGATATATAGTCATTTGCACCTGGATTATCTTCGCTGAACGCTCTAAAAGTAAATAGGCTAGCTGGTCGTATAGTAGTTATAGTGTATACAGCTATATCAGATGCTTCACACTGATTACCTGTTGTATCTCTAGTTCTTAATAAGTAAGTAAAAGTACCATACTCTCTAACAGGCGCATTTAAGAAACTTACGTTAGCAAAAGCAGATCCTATACTTGTTGAGGATTCCCAGTTAGATTCTGTGACAGAACTATAAGTTCCTGTTAATTGTTTTATCTCAAATTGATATAAGTCTATTTCTAGAGGATCACCGTTTTGATCTCTAGGAACTGTCCAAGAGAATAAAATTTGATCTCCAAGTTGACTGGCTGAAAACCGGGTTACTCCGTCTGGTTTAGCAGTTTTACCCACTATATCTGCTGAGGTTTCTGTAGTAATACCTCTGATATCATTATTAAGAGGTGTAACTCTAGCATAAAAACGATAAGCACCAGCAGAGGCACCTCTTTCTATATTATCAATCTTAAAATATAATTTTCCGTCTTCTGCTATACCGCTAGCAGACACTTTTACAGTAGTATAAGTAAGCAGATCAGCTCCAGAACTATTATCTGCTATTTTATAAGATATTTCATAGTCTGTAACAGATTGATTAACTATAGGAGTAAAACTTATAGTAGCTCTAACAGCAATACCAACTTGTTTATCTCTGTAAAGAGATTCAGATATTTGTAAATCTGTTACTTTTCCTATCGGTAAAGTATCAATATTTACCTGTTTAGTAGAATATGCGCTTTTTCTATTAAAACTATTCTTGTTTCTAGCTCTTACAACATAACTTCCTGGGGCTATATTTTTTATCTTTCCTTCTTTACTTATGTCTAAGGATTCAAAAGTTTTACTTAAACTTACGTTATATACTTTATAAGATCCTAATTCGTAAACTCCTGGATATATTGTGTTGTCATAGTCCAAAGTGAATGTATTAGCTGTAGCATTTAAATTTCCTACAGTGCCTTGAATATCATTAGATATATTTACGCCCGTAACTCCAGATATATTAGCAGTAAGCGATGTAGCAAATTTAACTCTGTAAATACAATTAGTAGTTAAATAGGAGTTATAACTAGGGCTTGAAGGATTGTAACTAGTCTCAGAAACAGCATAGATATTACCAGAAAATAAAGAAATATTATCTCCTGGTTCTATGATAGGGACAGTATAGTGGTTTGTTCTTACGGTAAGAACTTTTCCAGTTCCAGTCTGGACAGTAATATTAGATTTACTATCCCACGTAAAAACACCCTGAGCTTGTTCTTGATTATCAATATATACTGAAATTGCAGTCTTATATCTTGGTACTATGTTTATATCAACAGTAGAAGATCCTGCAACAGCTATAGCCTCAATATTAAAAGTCTTTGTAAATATATGTGAATATCCTTCTAGATACACGCTATTATTATTAAATTTAGTCTGATCTAAAAGTTGACTTATTTTTAGGTAGAAAGGAGGCTCAGGTAAACTATCTAATAAGAAAGTCTCTGGGTGGTTAGCGCTTACACTATTATTAACCTTTAAAGTATTATTACTTAAGTTAAAACTCTCTATAGGCATACTAATCTGAGTTACTATAGGATTATATCCTACATGCCCTATATCTGCACCTGTATCTGTTTTCTCATTAATAGGTATTCCTACATAATCAATACCCTTTAGGTTACCAAAAACAGCCGGGTCATCATTAACTAATAATACATTTTTATTAAAGTTTAAGTCTATTGCACTAGCTAATCCAGTAACAGTAAATTCTAAGTTACCATTTTTTATAGTTTTATCTCCAGTAACATCTACTCTATTTACTGATGTGCATAACAAAGGTATAGATCCTAAAAGGGTATTAAACCCATTTTTGCCTACCAGAGCTACTCCGATACCATTAGATATATTAGAAGTATTTTCTACGGTTATTGTTTTATATGCCATTACGATATGCCTTGTGCCAGCACTATTTCAGAGGGTTTAGCTAATTCCATTTCTGTAGCAATAGAAATTGGGTATCCGGTAGTATCAGTAGATGCATAAATCTCTAAGTCATACTGTACTGAGCCATCTAAATTCTTTATAGGTCTAGGTATTACTTTTAATATAGGTGCAGGAGGTGGTATTAGAGGATTAGCTGTATCGGTATATTTAACAGGAACGTAACTAATAATGCTATCAGAATCTGTATATACGTTAGATACATATTCTGTAGCAGTTATAGTAACTAACTCATCAGTATCTCTTTCTACGTTTACTATCTTAAATAGTTTATCATTAGTGTTGGTATAGTAATTAGAAGGATCTACCTCTCCTAAAGACCATATATCACCTTTTACGGGAACATTATTAGAAGTAAAATTACTAAAAGAAGCAAATGTTCTAGTTTGTGGTTTGTATACTTTTTGAACTGTAAGTTCAATAATGTCTATGCCTGCATTAACATTAGAACTAGATACAGAACTATAAGTATTATTACATATATACAACTCTACTCTCTCTGTCTCTCTATTAATTACTCTCAAAGCTATGGGTTTAGTGTTCCCAGTTATGACAGAACCTGTAATAGCGGGACTAGTAAAGTGTTCTAGTATTACATTTCCAGTAGCTGTAGTAGCGTTAGCAAATACTCTTCCTCCGTAACCCCAAGCTATACCTCCTATTCTTTGAGATACTGCTATAACATCTCCAATGGTAGAGGTCATACCTTCAGCAGGCGTTTTAAAAGTAGCCTTTCTTCTGACATATTTGCTAGATGCTAATAAATACTGCCCAAACCTCATTGCCTGACTTCGTCTATCACAACCAGGTAAATCTATAGATTTTACATTTTCTATAGAATTAAGCTCAGATATAGCGGTAGGGTCGTCTATTCTTACTAACTCTCTACGAGAATGGTTTCTAGGCTCAAGATAAGATACCTCTACGCCTGTTAAAATTTCTGACTCTCTGATACCACTAATTAGTAAAGAGTTTTTTAAGATATTTGTCTCATTATATACAGCTACGGGTATTTCATCAGGAAGATCTACATTTAATGAGATCTTTCCGCCAGAGTAGAACAAGATACCTCTAAATATAGCAGTAATCTGATTAATAATATCCATAACTTGTTTTTGGCTGTTAAGAGATATATTACAAGTAAATCTGCGCTCTATGATCTGAGTTCCTAAACTAACTCCAATTTGATTTTCTCTTACTGTGGTAAATTTACCTCTAGGTTTACTTCTAAAGGTGCTGTCTGCATATCCAGTGACTCCTGTAAATCTACCTGTCTTAGGGTCAACTGCATCACAATATTGAGCTATCTTGTAGAATTTAAACTTATCTATGTTACCTTCTGGTATTCCTAATCCGTAAGACTGGTTAGTTAATAAATCATATAGAACCCATATAGGATTCTGAGTCCATTTATAGACGAAAGTACCATCCCAGGATCCTTTATAAATTATGGGATTAGCTTCTGTAAGCTGAGTAGAAGATCCTGGATTTTCTAAGCTATATCCACAAGTAGTGTAAGAAAGAGCGCCAGAAGTAGGAGTTTCTAACTCTCTCCAATCAATTTCTCCTGTAGCTAATACAGGTTGATTATAATTACTAGGAACCTTTATTATAAGGCCTTTTACAAGCGAAGTAACAGTAGGAATAGAGCCTGAATATTCAGCGGTAGATTTTAAAGCAAATCCTAGCAGTGCTGTTCTAGGATAGACTTGTTTAGAGTTTTTTATTTCATCCCATCCAACAAACTGTATAGTATCTTGTATTTTAGAGCTATCTGAATCATCAGTAATTTTTTCAATTTTAAACTGATATCCATTTCCACTCTTAACATTATCAGGTATAATAGCTGAGATTTGAAATTTAAAATTAGTATTAGTTTTTCCTGATATAGTTTTTTCTATTATTAAATCATCCCCGTTTTCGTCTTTAAGTATATTAGCTCCTGTATAGTCATAAATAGTTATTTTAACACCTACAGAGTAACCACTGACGTTACCGTTGTTATCCATACTTTGCAGCCCAGAGATTAAGAAATTAAATTCTAAGCTATCCCAGGCGCTTTGACTCGTGTTTTGTGTAACAACTACTTTAGGTATACTCTCTAAATTACCCTTTTTAAGACTTACTGGAGAGTTTAGTCCTTGAGGCGTTACAGTTTTACCAGCAAATCTACCTAAACTAGCTGGCAATCCTTTACCTGTAACTGTCCCTGTTGACTGTGCCGTATAGAATAGTTCAGTATTTACAGTTCCATCACCATCTATTTTTATTAAGTCGTCTATAGTAGATTCGTTAAATTCTATATCTTGAGGTCCATTAGGATTAATACGATATACTGGTCCCTCTCCTAAAGCTAAAGTGCCAAAGAAAATATCAGTAGAAAATAGAGAATTAGGCGCCTCCACAGCAGGAGCTGGAGAAGCTCCCTTTCCTCCACCCTTATTATGCACGCGAATGCCGTTGGCTATATAGGTATGATCATTTTCTACAGTAAAATTATATACTTTACTTTTACCTATATTTTTAATTTCTAAGATAGGTCTATAATATCCTAATCTATCAACTAAGACATCATCTATTTGTAAATTACCTATAGCTGTAAAAGCCATATTCTCATTTAAAACCCAGTGATTAGGTGTTATTTTAAAACTACCATTCCAAAAAGAAATATCTACTAGCTCATCTTCGTCGTGCTCGAATACTTGAATGACTTTATTCTTTGATAGTTTACCATAATGATCAAAGCTAATTACTATATCATCTACTCGTATTTCTTCAATAGGTTTATTACCGCCAGGAATATCTATAAGGGTTCCTGCCGCGAAGCATCCTCCTTTACCTCCAGAGATAAAGGGCACATATCTACCGTTTATAATATAGTAAGATTTATACATAGCTTGATACATTAATTACATCACCTTTTTCGTGATTAATAGTATTTACATCCGCACTAATAATCTGGCCGCCAACTCTCAACATACCATAGTTTAAAGGTATAGAATTACTGCTGTCAACTGTATTTATTATACCATCGAAAGCATCATTATTTCTTCTATCCTGATCTGTTATACCTGTATCAGATCTTTTTGGCTTAGGCATAATAGCTTGTATAACTGCGCCTAGAGCAAAGCTAATAACTGTTCCTACTACTGCTCTTACGACAGCCTGTCCTACTACAGAAGCTGTTATTGTCTCTAAGTTTCCACATATTAAAGGAACTATATAACACCCCGTTTGATCATCTGGTATCTCGTCTCTAGTTAACCAGGCATCTGGAAATGGTTTAAATTCCGTAGTTAATAATAATATTCTAGATTTGTCCAGACTTGGATAAAGATTCTTAATATAAGACAAAAGATCCGATACTTTATGAATATCAGCTGATATTTGGGTTTGTGAATTGGATGGTAATAATATTTTATGAAAGCGTATATTATACATAGCTTGCCACCGATATTATAGCACCTTTATCGTGAGATATAGTATCTACATCTGCACTAATAATTTGCCCTGCTACTCTTAACATACCATAATTAAGTGGTATAGATTGATTTGGGTGCACAGTATTTATTTGGCTATCAAAAGCATCATTATTACGCCTATCTCCAGAATCAGCAGAATCCATACTTTTAATTTTAGGTTTAATAGGAACTAATACATTTTGAGCTATACTACCCACTGCGCTTGCAAGTCCTGCGGCTAGATAAGATCCTACTGTTGGGGCTGTTATACCTGAGGCAGCAAATCCACCGGTAGCTAAAGATGCTCCCTCTAAAGCAACCGTCCCAAAAGATTGAAAGGCTCCAGCCCCTAAGGCGCCTGCAGCTCCGCCTATTAAACCTCTTAGTAAAGCTTGACCGAAACTTGCTCCCTGCACTAAAGATATAGTAAAGCTAGTGGCAAAACCTATGGCAAAACCTATAGCCATAGCTTCAAGTCCACTACCACGAAAAATAGGAACTATATGATAAGTCTCTCCATCTTTAGCTAAGAATAAAAACTCTTCGGGAGATAGACACTTACCTTTATGGATTATAGCTATCTCTTCAAGCTTACTAAATCGTGCATGTCTTACAAGACGTTCTAACTCGGGAAATAGATTCAGAGAGTTTAAAAACAAGAAATAGATGACATCTGTCGTCATTTCTAATTGTTTGATACCATTAGTGTAAGGTAAAAGACTTTTATGAAATGATACGGTTACATTAGACAAGATGTCGCTCTTCTAACTCTTCATACATAAGAGATTTTAGTTTTTTATCATACCAATAAATATAGAAACGGTTATTGAACCCTACTATAAACTTGTAGCAGTCGAAAACTGTGCTGGCCATATCTTCTTCGCTAGGTATAGGATTATCACTTCCTGGATGAGAATGAACTATGCCCCACGTAGTATCTTCATATTGTAATAAACTAACAGGATCTAAGATAAAATTAGTTTTTGGAGATCCGCTGATATTTTTACAAGGCACATACTCCCAGTCAGTAGTTATTATACCGCATGCCTCCCTAGGATACTCATTAATAAAATGAGTAGTCATTTGATCTTTTAATTTTTCTAAAACTGATGCCATCTATAAATATCCACCGTATATTGTTTATAATATCTACCGTAAGGAGCTATCCAACTGTTATTACCTATCATAGTCTGTAGAATTTTATCTTTACCAAGATAGAGAGCGCAGTGATTAGCAATATTGGTAGTTCCAATAGACATAATAATCATATCGTATTCTTTCGGAGTTTTAACAGACCTAAACCCAGCTCTCTCAGCACTAGGCTTACCAAACAAATGGTTATTAGTTTCTATATACCATTTTTCTTCTGGATTACTACAAAAATCTGCAGTAGATAGAGGTATCTCTATACCTAATTCGTGTTTATATACCCATCGAACGAGATTAAAACAATCTATACCTATATCTGGATTATCTCCTAAATGTTTATAGGGAAATCCTTCGTATTTTAAATATCTTTCCATCTAATTATATACTTTATCTTATCTCTATATTCTTGATTAAGTTCATCAATTTTTATGTATTTTCTATGATGAATAAATCTATTTAATCCAATATAAACACCGAAATGTTGTGGTCTAATATCTCGCAATTTAAAAAGAATAATATCAAATTCTTGTATGTCTGAAAGATTTACTAATTTTGCTTGATTAAGTGTAATAAATCTATCTATATCTTCGTAAGATACTGAAGAGCCCCAGTTATGTTTGAAATGATACTGACTCATTTCTTCGATACCCTGAATACGATATCCTTGATCTTCACATATCTTCTCTATAAGAGTCAAACAGTTATAACTTTCATAGGGCAGGTATAAGTATGTAGTCCAATCCATTATCTTGGTAAAGTCCCTCCTGTGCCAGGAAATCCTCCAAAATGAAATTGATTACCTCGTAACTCACAAGCCTGTAAGTTTTTAGCGCATACGTCTTCTGATAAAGTGTATACAGTTTCATTACGAATATTAAAAAATCCATTAGCAGTAGCTCCGTCTGCTAATAAGGTTCCATTAGATACAATTAAAGTGTTAGATCCAGGTATGAGACCTGTTCCGCCAGTAGGATACTGACACTCACTTCCTTTATACACCCAAGGGCAGACATTCTTATAGAATTTACGTCTAGGTAATTGTAATTTAAAATACTGTAACCAACTGGTTAATGAAAATGTTGCAGTTTGCTCATTTAATTCACTAAGACTATCAATTTTAAAAGTATCTAGCACATAGTTTTCAGAATCACGTTCTTGATTTACTATAAATACGTTAGATCCTGGTATAAAATTAGCGCCTACATCTGTATTACATACTAGATATGGGTGATTAATTGCTACTATTTCAAATTTATTAGAACCTGTCACACTATTGGTAACAATATCTCCTACTCTATAAGGTAAAGTAGTTACCATATTAATTAAATTACTTGAAGATCCATTATAAGATTCAGTTGATACGGTGCTGTATTCAGGCCACACATCGAGAAAATTGGCAAAAGTAGTTTTTATCTCTACAACAGCACCAAGGAGATCTCTAGAATCTAATTTTAGTTTAGTCCAAGTTCCGCCAGTAGATAAAGTGGAATCATAATCAAATGCTGCATTAAGTCCTCTGGCTTCCCTTACGCTAGCATCGTAACTACCATGTGAAGGAACTGTTCTAGGATCTATGCCGTTTACTAATTCTCCGTTAACATAAGCAGTGGTAGATCCTGTACTATTATTACCTACAAGAAATGGGTTTTCTACAAGAGATCCTATAAGATTATCAAAGTTAGATACTGTAATAGATAGGTCATTTATTTTACCAGACGAATCTGTGCTTAAGACACCGCTGTTAATAGGATATGGTATAAACTCCTGACCACCCATATGAACTCTATAGTTTATGTCTGAGATATAATCTCCGCGAATTTCAGCGAATTTAAATGGAAAACTATAAGGCCAGACAAGTCCTGCTCCGTCTCCACTTGGATTACCATATTCATTAGTAGGATACCACTCTCCAGGATAATATATAGTATATAGTCTAACCAGCGGCTTTTGCTCAAAACTATTCTTCTCTTTAATAAACTTGCTTACGTTAATAGCACTAACCGTAGCAGTTCCTGTAGTTTGTTGAGTGTAAGTAGAAGTAGTGTTGCCTATGTCATGAGTATTAGAACTAGTAGTCTTAACTATGTAGTTACTGAATATCTGTTCACCAACGTGAAATTCAGCAATCGTATTAGATAGTTTTACCTTAATATTACTAGTAGCTACATCTACATTGGCTATGATTGCCTCTGTTAGAGAAGTAACGCCTATAATAGTATTACCGGCCTTAAACCCTGTAGTTGTATTTACTTTTAATATGTAGTCGTAGTTTCTAGAAGTCATTAACTAAATACCTCTTTTAGCTTCATGCTAACAGTATAGAAATTTTGAGAAGGTTGTGATCCAGAACTAGCCACATGAGTAGTCTGAACAGGACCGTCAAAACGAACAGTTACAGAGCCGCTATCATTAATATGGCTAAGATCGAATACAAAAGATTCATAATCACCACTTCTAGCATTATAGAAATTATCTATAGCTATTTTATGAACTCCAGATATGTTTGTATAGGTAAGATTATAATTACGACGAGGACGACGACTGCGCAGACGTCTAGTCTCATATCCTGCCTGACTCTCGAAAGTTAAAGTATCAAATTGTTTATCAGTAGAGAAGCCACGATCTGGTTTTCTATCAGACATAGTAGTAAATCTTTCTACTTGCGTAGAGGTGCCGGAAAAAACTCGGATATCTAAATTAGCAACATTTGAAGCTAGTGCCGGAGATATATCTATACCATAACTACCTAAGGTAGAACTTGGAAAAGTATATGCTGATGGATTTTGAACGACACCGTCTACAGATACCATCATCTGATTTGCCTCAGCAGGAGTTCCTGTGATAGCCCATGCAGTTCTAGACCCATTTATCTGATAATTATTTCCATTATAACTAAGAACTGAGCTATTACTATAAAATATAGGAGAGATCTGAAGACTATCTTTAGTTATTTTCAGAAAATCTGGCACTGCTAAAGTTTTTATCTCTAGACTCGTAGCACCTGGAGCTACTATAAAATTAACCGTTCCTTTATTATTAGATAGAGTATAGCTATTATAGGCCTGTACTATTCCGTCAACTACTATAGCGACTTCGGCCGGAGTGCCGACATAGCGGCCTATATTAAAACTAGTAGTCAAACCTGTAGAAGTATAGGTAACACTACTTACTATGGAATAGTTATCTGGGGATACATTTGCTCCACTAGGATAATAGGATACCATTACATACCTCTCAAGGTCTTACGAATTGGACCGTTATTCTGAATATCTCTTACTACTATATCTACTATCATATCTCTTCCGTTTACAGATACCTTCGGAGTTCCCACTACTTCTTGTGAGGTTCCTTGATTATTTACATTTACCATAACATTTCCTGGAGCAGTTTGTCCAGTTGCATTCATCTGATTAAGGGTTTGTCCTCCTATGGCCATAGCGGCTGGACGACGAATGACAAACTCACCAGGTTCCAATAGTGCGGGAACTCGGTCTCTTAGACCCGCATATCCGCCAGCGGCCATGTGTTTTACAGGTCCTCCGACCGAACTATATAAAGGTCCAGAGAGGCTAGGCATAACACCTGCAGGAGTAGGCCCACTAAATAATCCGCTAAACCAGCTGCCTATTCCACTAAATAAACCAGCTCCTCCAGCTCCTGCTGCGCCACTAAATAATTGTTTAGTAGCTATTTGAGTTAAAGCAGTTCCTAGAGCACTTACTACAGTATAGATAAATGCTTTTTTCCAATCACGAGTAGCTGCTAAAGTAGCCGCAAAAGTAGTAGCAGCTACAGTTCCTACTGTCTGAAAGTTAACCCCTAGCTCTTTTAGCTTATCACCGAATCCTTGTGATGCCTGCGCTGCTTCGTTAGTAGCTGCAGGCATACCTCCTACTGTTTGTGGGCCGTTCGTAGAAGTAACTCCCGCTGCTCCAGTTTGTCCAGGAGCAGGACCACCTGCTCCGACCATTGTAACTCTAAGGGCATTACCTGTAAATACACTCTGCAATATTTGATCACCTGTTTTGGCTAGCTGGTCTCCTGTTATAGCAGTATATAGAGAACCAATAGCGCCTCCAACCAAATTCTGTAAAGGCTCAATTAAGAATTTCTTTAAAATAGCTGTTTGGATAGTTTCTGCAACACTAATAGCTAACTTCTGCATACCTTCTCTAAAAGCTTGAATAGTAGGAATACCTTGGTTGATAGCTTTAAAGAAATCTAATACTGCTGTAGATAGGTTTTCTTTAATACCTCTACTAATATCTTCAAAAAGTTGTTTAACTTTATTTCTTTGGTCTGCTATTTCTTGAAGTTTAGAAGCGTATGCTTGAGCAGCTATTACTTCATCTTTAGCAGCCTGAGCTATAGTGGTATCATATCTAATAGAAGCTAAGTTAGCTTCAGTTTTTAGTCCAGCTATCTTATCTTTTAATAATTTTGCATCTGCTTCTCTACCTTGATCTTCAGCTACTCTAGCTAAGGCTGTTGTTTCTTCAGTTTGTTTTTGAATTTCTGCTAGTCTTGCTAGTTCTGCACTAGCTCCGCCAGCCCTTGCCTTATTTACGTCTAGTTCGCCTTTTGTTCTTTCAAGTATATTTCTACTTTCTTGGTTATATATTTGATTAGATAATTCTATATTCTTAATTAGTCTATTTTGAGCCTTAGCTAAGTCTTGTTCAAAATTTTCAAATATATTAGTAGCTGAAATACTTCCCTGACCTAGTTGTCTATTTATTAATTCTTCATATCTTGATAAAAATATCTTGAATACTTCTTTTTGCTGTTGTAATAAATCTAGTTGCTTAGCTACTAGATCTAATTCAAAATCTCGCTGTAGTTTATTATCAAGAGCTATATCAAGATCGGCTATAGCTTTAACTCGCGCTAAATCATCTTGTAACTTAAGAACAGCTAATTCATTTTGAATTTTTAATTTATCTAAAGCATCTCTTTTCTTTATAGCTTCATCTTCGAAACGTCTTTGATTATCTATTAATACTTTTCTACCTTCTAAAGCAGCTAACTGTGCTTGTAAATCTTCTTCTTGTAATTTTAATTTATTCTCTGAAGCTATAAATTCTTTTTCTGCTGCCGCTTTTCGTTCTTGGATTAAGGACAGTTCTCTAGCATAATTTACATTAGCTATATCCTGTTCTAATTTAAGTAGAGTTTCCTGAGCTACTAGATTTGGAGTTCTAGATAGTGTTTCTTGCTGTAATTGCAGGGGGGCTAATGTTTTAGTAGTAGTTAATTCAAATCTAGCCTTATTTAATTCGCTTCTGGCATCTGCAAGTTGAAGAGTTCTATCTATTTGATTTTTTTGGACTTCTAACTCTGCTTGTTGTAATTTTAACGTAGCATCTACTGCTTTTTCTAATTCTTTTTGATAATTAATTCTAGATTCTAATAGGCGTACTTGAGCTTGGCCTGCTCTCTGAGTAGCTTCACCTTGAGCTTGTGTAAGGTTTATTTTATTTTGAATTAATAATTGCTCATATTGTTTTTCTAAAACGTCTAGTTGTTTTTGGTATTGTAAAGTTCTTTTTTCTTCTTGAATAGACAGTTGAAATGTTTGTTTACCGGCCTCAGTCATAAAGCCAACCTGAGCAGAAAGATATTTATTCAACTCTACTTGTCTAGTATTAATTATATTACTAGAATTGCTTATTTCTTTTTCTAACTTTTCTATATCTGCTAAAACTATGGCTCTAGCTTCTGTAGTATCTCTACCAGATATCTCTTGTTGAAGTAAATTTGTAAGAGTACTTTTATTCTGTTCTAAAGTTCTTTTATTAGTACTCAGTGCTACCTGTTCTGCATCTATAGCCTTTATACTGGCCTCTGCTAGATCTTTTAGAAGATTAATCTGATTTCTTTGTACTTCTTCTTGACTCCTAGCTAGGGTCTTATTTGGGTTAATAATCCCACTTACAGGTAGATTTTCTAATGCTTTAATCTGTGAAGAAAATGTAGATTCTACAAGTTTTCTAACTCTTTCTCTTTCAGATAGTTCTTTAGCTACTGCTTGAGTTACTTTCAATTGCTCTTCTAGTCGTATTCTTTGAGTAGCTATATCACTTAAAGCACCTAACTGTCGAGCTTTATCGTTTTGATCTTCTATTTTAGCTGCCTGAAAACTTCTTTTTTCTTCTTCTTCTCTAATAGTTTTTAGTCTTGTTTCTAACGCAATAACTCTTTGAGAAGCAGATTCAGCAGTTAGTAATCCTGTTTTTTGTTCTTGGTTAAATTTTGCTAATTCAGATATACCTAAACCTATATTTAAAGCCAAATCTCCTGTAAGTTTATCTATTTTTCCAGAATTATCTAGTATTGTAACTTGTTTATCTGCAAAATTTATAGCCCCCTTAGCCAACTCGCCAGAAGCAAATAATTTTATATAATCACTAGTCTGACCGCCAACTTCTGCAGGGGCAGTAGTTAATATTTTTATCAAATCAGCATCTGGTTTAATTTTAGCTATTTCTTGTATTATTTCTTTTGCTAAAAGTATTTTTTTTGTATTACCTGTGATTCGATCATATGTAGATATGTCTGACTTTAAAAAAGTATCTAGAGAATCTTCGAATTTAGCACCAAAAACTGAACTAGCTTTAGTTAAAGCGTCTTCCAAAATACCTCTAGCATAATCAGCACTTTCTTCTATATCTTTTTTAGATACTCTAAATTTAAACTCTCCTAGTTTTTCTTTAGCCAATTCATTGACTAAACCTGTTAAAGCTTCGTCAGTAGCCTTTATAGTTTCTTGTAATTTAACAAAATAATTAGTTATAGATCCTAAAATATCAACACCAAATGCCTGGCCTATTAACTGAGCAGCACCTAAAGTAGCTAGGAAAAGATTAAAATATCCTAAAGCCGAGCTTATTCCTGTGGCTAATCTACTCAATCCTCCGCCTAATTTTTCAAAAGTAGAACCAGCTATAACAGAAGAATTAGATGCTTTCTTTTGAGCTTCTTCTAATTCCCTGATAGCTATTGCAGCAGCATTAGCTTTAGATATAGATTGATCTAAAGCTTTACCTTGTAATCCTTTTTCGAACTGTCTACTTTGTTGCCTTTCTTGTAGAGCTTTTAATTCGTCTATACGTGCCTGTATCTGTTGAGGCTGAACTGTTCCTTCTTTAATAGATCTAATAGTTGCTGCTTCTGCTTTAGTTAAACCGACTCCAATGCCTTTTAAAGCTTCTCCAGCTTTTTCTATATTAGTAGTAAATGCAGGTCCTGTTAATGCAGAAGAAACTCTAGCACCGGTTTCTAGAGCTCGGGTAGACAGGTCTGTAAAAAAAGCCTCTAACAAAGTTCTTCCCTTGCCAAGAGCAAGAGTTAAGATACCTAAGAAGATCAATACAGAGTTACCTAGGTCTTTTCCAAAAAAGTTAGCTATTGGAGCTAAAAAGTCTGTTAAAATACTTCCTAGTTTATTTCCAACATCTACTATTCGCGCTGCTAATCTATTAAGAGCTTCCGAACTGGTATCAGTAGAAAGACTAATCTCTGAGTATTTTCTAGAACCCTCATCTATAATAGCATTAACGAACGCCTGTCTACGTTCAAAGTTAGTTAAGCTAGAAGCAGCTTTTCCTGTTTTAGATGCGTAGGCTTCAATGGCTGGTTCAATTCTTGTAAAAATACCCAGTTCGTCTAATAGTTCAGGCTCTAATTTAGCAGCACCTCTAACTAATCTGTTATATGAATCAGTAAGATCTCTACCCAGAGTTCTACTAGCCTTAGTAGCAACTTCTGATAGTGAATTTATTTGTTGAGGATTAAACCCTGCTGATAAAGCTAAGTTAGCAGCAGCAGAAGCTTCTTTTAAAGAAAGCTGTCCTTTAGTTATATCTTGAATACTATTTAAAATTTGAGAACCAGACTGACCAAAACTAGCAGCTAACGCGTTTGTTCCGGAAATAATTTGTTGGAAATCTGCTGCTGACTTTAAAGCAGCAAAGGCCTGTTGTAAAGCAAAGGTAGTCGCAGCCGCTCCTGCATAGGCAGCAACTAATCCACCTAATCCAGAAGCCTGAGAGGAGAAGGCACGACCTGTATTGGTAGATTCATTACCTAAACGTGTTTGCTTTTTAGCGCTTTCTTCTCCTGCTTTTCCTACTTTATTAATATCAGAAACTACTTTGTCAGCGCCCTGAGATTGAAATAAAGCTCTTACTATAGTTGTAATAGTGCCGGCCACTCTATCTCCTTGATTTTATTTCTCTTTGTTTCTCGTAATATTTTGCATATTCAGTAATAATATATGTTAGCAGTTCAAATACCTCTCGTCTATGCTCTATTTCGTAGAAATCAAAGATGTCTCCTATACCAGAAAATTCTTTGCCTAACCAAAGTCCGTTCATACCTTCAATTTTATCTGGTAAAATACTAAATATTAAAAGAGCCTGCTGAGTTTCTAAAGATAAATCCCCTGGTTCAACAGGAATATCTTCCTCAACAGGCTCTTTGCCCATTTGTCGACATATTTCAAAATATTGTTCTTTAGTAATGTTACCCCCAGAAAACGTTTCCTGAAGGTAACTTTTTAGTTTTTTAGATCAGTTTCTCTTTTCTTAACAGAGAATGCTTCTAGATCATTTACTGTATCAGTAATAAACTGATCGAAAATACTACTATTTTTTAGTAGTTCAAGAGCTTCTTCAGTAGAATATGGTAACTCATCTTCTGCGTTCATTGCCGATATATCTACCGGTAGCAACTTTGGAAGATGTTTAACTTTAAGACCTTTCCAGCCTTTAATTACGCGTTCAGCGTAAGCCTCAACAAACTTGTCATTATCCACCTCCTCTTCTCTTTGGCGGGTGCGTTTGTTGAATTTGTACACTAGTGCCTGATTTCTAATTTTCATTAAGTCTTCGCGAGGAACATAGCTAATAGTAACTACGAAACCTTCTGCTTCTGGAAATTCTACATCAATAGTCTTGTCTCCAGTGACAAGTAGTGATTTAATTTTAGACATTTTTCCTCATAATTTAAAAATAAAGTGGCGCTTACCGTTTGATCGACGCACGATCGGATGAGGGGATCCCGAAAGATTGTCGCGGTAAGCGCCTTTGGTATTAAGTTAACTAGCCCCTCAACTAGTTAAATGTTACTTCTTAGCGTATAGGTCTACTTCACCACCGGTTGTAACGGTATTGATTGGTTCCTGTGCTTTGAAGTTTACTGATATTGAAATAATATCTTCAATTCCGTGAGTTGGAACGTCAAATACTACTGCAGGCATATTGAATGCTAAATATGGAGCAGTAACTCCTCCAACAACTAGGTTTGCATTTGAGAATGCAGTAGGAGCTGGACGACGATCATTAGCTAGATCACGTAGGAATTGAGCAGAATCTCCGTCTGCACCACGTAGGTAAGCAGTGAATGATCCTGTTACTTCTCTAGAACCCGTGAAGCTACCAATAGGGGTATTGACCTTTGATAGTTCTTCTGGAGTGATGAAGGTGATATTATTGTTATAGTTGAAGGTGAGAGTCGTGATTGGGAAAGTATAAGTTGTGGAAGAACCGCCTTCAGGCTGAAACTTAACAGTTAGGCTTGAAAGTCTATTCTTAATGAAGCTTGCAGTAGAGATTGTTCCTGCTACGTTCCACTGATCCCAAGGCTGATAAGAATGAGTTGCAGTGGTTACGTAAGCATTACTGTTAGCGTCTATTGTGGTTCCATTATTTAAAATACCACCAAACACAGATACTGCATTATTTCTAGGAGTACCAGTTAGTTCTATTAGGTTAGTGCCAAATCCAGACCAAGTAGTAGTAGCAACTGCGTCAATAGCAGCGTCTACTGCAGCCTGATTAACTGCTGTATTAGATACCTGATATATAACGTTATCAAGTTTAAAATACATATTATAAGTAGCAGATGTACCGAAATTAGGTGTATGAGCAGCAGTATTACCGCTAGCATTTCTAGCAGCACTAGCAAACTTTCCACCTGCCTGCCATACGCTAGTAAGCTTATTGGTAGTATAGGTAGAAGTATTTGACATAAGAGCTTGCCATAGATACCAATCTGAGGTAGGCATTGAATTACCTGACGTGTGAACCAAAGTACCGCCAGTAGTATTTTCAATACCAGTTGGACGGATATATGTTTGGAAATTCCACTCTACAGGGTTCATTGCTGTTTTAAAACGCTTACTAGAGCGATCTGGTGTAGTACCGCTCTCTAAGCTGTTGATGTCCTGAGTAGCTGCAGCCTGTGACATTGCATAACCTGCAAGGATTTCAACCTTCCAAGTATTTGCCGGTGTCATTGCTGATACTGCGTCTCCATCGTTAAGACTTACAGTAGAAAGGAACACTTCACTATTTCTTTGAAGGTTCAATGTTTGTGCCATAATTAACTCCTTAATATAACCCTATGAGTTAGGCGGTCCCTCTTATATTTTATAAGTATAACACCACTTACTATAGGGCGCAAATAATAAAAATTTCAAATGTTAGAATCTTGTATATATACTATTAACGCTCTAATCTCTACTACTCCATAAGGTTCCATTATGCCTTCATCTGTTGATAGAGACTGAACTCTACATTCAGTTACGTTTAGGTCTTTAAAAGTAGAACGATATTTCATAGAATCAATAATATATTGAATATCTTGAGCTAAATCAGCTGCTTTTTCTATAGGATTATCGTCGCTATAGACATAACCTCTGACTTCTAAAATAAAACTAGAAAAAACTTGTGCATCTCCTATTCTAGCTCTAGTTTCGGAACTAATAGGATAACAACAAATACTAGGAAAGTCGTTTAAAGTTGATAAATATTCTTGTTTTGCAAAAACGTTTGTAAATACATTAGTACAAAAAGTATACGGACTACGAGGGCTGTTAGGTAGGGTCTCTGTAGTTCCGTCTATTAGTTTGAGCGCCGAAACTATTTCATTCATAATCTGTCTACGTTTGCTACTCATCAATCATCCACATCATACTGAACCGTAATCATTATTTCTCCTAACCCATAGGGATCTAGTAAACCGGAGTCCGTGTCTATAGACGCAATTTCGGCAGATATGATCTTGTGACTTTGGTCATATTTAACACGCTCTAAAACATGAGTAATATCATCCACAAGATCTTCTAGTTTATACAGACTATGCTCTTCGTGTGCATAAATTCTAATCATAATAGTCATAAAAGCTTCTGTATTTGTTTTAGAATTATATCTATAGAGTTCTTCTCCTGCTTGAATATAAATAGCAGGAAAATCATTTATCTGATCTATATATTTAAGACCTTTAAACACGTTCTGTGATAAGTTGGTTTTAAACTGATATCCATATTGGCTCGTAGAGCCGTTTATAGTTTTCAGTTGTGTGATAAGATAGTTAACTATCTCTCTACGTCTACTTGTTGCCATTATTCTAAACTCTGATTAGCTTTTATTAGGTTAAACCTCTTACCAAACAGACTTCTAGTTACAGAGTTGAGGGAAGAACCAATAAGATCTTTTGGATTTCTAGAAGTAGCTTCGTGAACCCAGTAGTTAGGATCATAATAATATTGCATATTCTGTGTTCTTATATTAGCCATTACCTGTAGGCTATTTACAAATCTACCTGTGCGATAGGTTAATACTCTAGAAGACTTAGGAGGTCCTCCCACAGGACCGATAGGCATACGACGAAGCATCTCTCTTTTAGTTAGAGCAGTTATAGTGTCGTCGGTGATGAAATCACCCATAGTTTTAGTAGACCCTCTAGTCTCTCTTAAAATAGATACAATAGAATTAATTCTACTTTGAAAAGCTGCTTTATTTATACGAGGTATATAATTGTTTGGGTATTTAACTGTAGAAATAGGTATAGAGCCTCCGGAAGGTACTAATATTTGAGTAGTTACAGTAGGTGGAGCCAACAATAGGTCTTTGATATCTGTATCTTTAATTATTTTATCTACAGCTTGTCCTGATTTAGTTTGAATAGCTGTTTTTAGTCTTTCCAAAACTTTATTTTCATATGCAGTTGTATATGCTATATATAAACTAGAACTCTGCACCTGTAAGTTGGTGTTCTGTACTTTAAAACTCTCTGGTAAATAGGCTGAATATGACTTAACAGTTGCGCCAGATCTTATTACATACTGCATCCATAGATTCTGACCCTTAGCTCTGATTTGTTTAACTGCAACTGAATTTTTAAAATATAATAATTTAGGATCAGTCCCAGAATATTCTCCAGTAATAGCGCTATGTAAATTATCTTTTGCCCTGTCAAAAAAATCTTTAATAGTACGAGCAAGACGTTTAGCTTCTACTTTACTAGTATCTATAGAAGTGACTATCGGTATAACTAAACTAGATCCTTCAGGTTTTACTCCTCCTAAAATACTTTTTATATTTATCTGTCTACCTGTTAATCCTCTAGGAGTTTTTCTACTAATTTTTAAAGAATCGTCACTACCACCTAATAAGTCTATACCGAAAGAACCTTTAATTTCAATACCTCCTATAGTTTGTAATAAAGATAATCTTCTATTAGGGTCTTTTTCTGTGTTAGCAGCATTAACAAAGGCTTCTCTTAAAGATTGAAAATCTACTCCTTCTTCTAATTTTGCTAAATTCTGTCTTAATTCATCAAGAAAACTAAATATGGTGCTATCTTCTGTTTGATTATTTTCAAGAAGTTTATCTACATCAGCTTTAGTGATAGGTATGTCAGGTCTAGTATCTGAACTTGAAGTTCTAGGAAGTATAGTTCCAAATAACTGTCCTACATATGTTTCATAAGCTTTAGCATAAGAAGATTCCTGATCTTTAGATAATTTATTATCTCTTTTATAATACTTAGCAGTGAGTTCTTGGAATCCTGTGTTTTCAATAAAAACTATAGGCTTATCAACCATTACATCACAATCCTATAAAGATCCAACACGCGACGAATATGCGGAGCAAACCCACCTGTAAATTCAAAGGACGAAATACTTTCTCCTTGTAGAGAAACCGCTCTATTTTCTAACCCTTTATGTAATTCTTTAATATAGTCTAAAGTAACTAGTTTAACATCAGAAGGTATAGTATCATAACCACCGTTATAAGTAATTTTTACACCATGCGTATAGTTATAAAACTGTTTAACACCTAAGATACTAAGAGTCTCTCTACCTGTGTCTTGCCCAACGTGTTTAGTTATTTCTCCAGTAGCTCCATACCATGTATACTGTTCTCTATTTAAAGATGAATCATAGGTAGTAATAGCATCTTTAGAACCGTTAAAATGCATTAATAACGTAGTGTTTGTATCTGTTGAATATGTGTAGGTTTGTGGCACAAAATTAGCATTGGCTCTGTAACTATTTAGGGACATTCTTATCTCATCTAACTGACCTGAGAAATACTGTTTATCTGTTAAATTTTGTCTTCCTATCTCTACGGGTGCGGATAGGTTAGGGAATACATTAGATACTGTTACTACAGGACTTACTAAAGATCCGCCTTTAAATATTCTGCAACCGTTATTCTCATCTCTAGAAAACATAACATGGACATATTGATTAGCAGTATAGCCAGTAACAGAACCATTAGCTACATAGGCAATTTGAGTTCCGCCTTGCTTAGCTTCAAAAACTAGTCCTTGTGTGTTGCTAAAACCAAACTTCCAATAGTTATTACTGTCTTCTACTTGTGAGAAAAGGGTCTGAGAGCTGACTAAAGTATTAAATCTAAACCAGCCTTCAACCGCAAAAGGTAAGCTATCAAACCAGAAATCATCGTCGTCTGTTAAAGATAAATATCCTCCAGAACCGTTTAACTGACCGGATGAAATTCCATATTTTACAAATCTAGTTTGAAGACTAAACCCTGTATTAGAAGTAACTGTTTTATTTACTCTAGAAGCGTCAACTATCGAACTGTCTATTGTAGGACCGTCTAAAACTTGATACTGTCTGCCATCATATTCTAAAACCTGATGAACATTATTTACGGGTATGTTTTTAACAAATAAGCTAGAGGTTCCGCCATCAAATATCTCAGTATATGAATTAGAAGAGAAAACTCGCCCACAATAACTCTCTATCACAGAGCAGCCATAGGTAATTAGATTTGCTAATCTACCATCATGCTCTGTGCTGTTAATCTTAAGATAGTTTTTAACTTCTGCTAGAGTTACATAGTTTGCCATATTTTCCTCTAAAAAAAAGAGGTAGCCATTATTTCTAACAGCTACCTCTCACTTGATTATCAGTAGACTAATCTTATGAAATTAGTGCTGATACTGTTTCAACCGTATTACCAGTATTTGATCCGCCACTCTGGCTAGCAATTACTTGAACTGCTTTTAGGGTAGCGTTTGCTCCAGTGAAATATGCATTTGAAGAGGCATTTAGAACACTGAAACGAACGTTTGCAGATACTACTGCATTAGAACGGATTGCTCTGTCTACTGCACGTGCATCGCAACGATCAACTACTAGAGCTACTAGAGCTTGGTTATCAATACCAAGGTCTCCATTTGTGAAGGTTACGTTTTCAAACCTTACAGTTCCTGTAGCACCGTTGGTAATAA